TCTAGGTGATCCAGCACGCTCTCCTTCCACTTCAGCTGCTGCACGTCGGTGCCAGCGAGCTGCTTTTTGTGGACCTGCAGCAGCACGCTGAATGCCTTCCCTGCCTCAGTCGGGCACCACAGTCCGTCGCGCTTCTCCTGAAGTCCGTATTTCACCAACAGACGGTTGAACGCCTGGGGAGAAAGGCCTTTTCGCCGACCGAGGTCGGTGGGGGTGAAGTACCGGATGCCATCGACGTGGACGGCGACAGGTCCAGGCAACAGCATTGGGACCGGCGATGCGGGGGCATGGTTGGCAGCCTCGAGCTGCCCCCGTGCCGCAATAGCCGTGACTTCACTCAGATGGAACAGTGAAACCCGTTCCATTTTCGGGAACTTCTTCGGCCCGAAATCGCTCGTAACATCTTGAATTTGTTTCATTTACGGGTCTCCGTAGAGCGGAGACAGGAACCACCAAACCGTTGACCTATTTCCTAAAGGCGATAAGATCAACGCCGTTCCAATTGCCCAGCAATACTTCGCTAGACAATGGGGCGGGAGCAATGATCGACCCAATCGATCAGTGTTCTCTTGGTGGCCATGCCACCGGTAAAACCAGTTGAGTTTTGCGCAACCCTGGAGGCAGTCCTGGAAAGAAGGCCTTCGGGGTTTTGCGTTTCTGCCACCAGGGAAAGGGGGGAAATCAATATCCCTGATCGGCGGGCTCAAGATAGTGGGGGTTATTGGGGCCGTCAACGCCAAATGTAGTGAAATTTGGTAATCCCTTGCGGCGCAAGGAACATGCCATCGGCGCCGCGAATAGAGGATTTGGACCTGCCGGAACGGGCTGCGCAGTCAAGCCCGGAAGACGTCACGTTACCGACACAACGTGCTGCGGAAACGGAACAATCACAGCTTCACATTACAGTGAAGCTGGGCGGCAGCTATGTCCTGCCAGCTCACCAATCTATACGCCTCGCGCACGGCAGCGGGCATACCCTTCGGCCATGTGCGGCCGCTTCGTCCAGCTTCCCATTGTCGACTTTGGCCAGCCCGACCTGGCTGACCTTTCCCCCGGCCTGGCCGAGATCCAGCCCAGCTTTAACCTGGCCCCTACCCAGCGCGCGGCGGTCATACTCGACCGCGGCGAAGGCCGGCAGGTCACCCGGATGGCTTGGGGTCTCCTACCATTTTGGGCCAAGGCCAAGGGCCTGCAAGGCTCGACCATCAACGCCCGAATCGAGACGGTGACCACCAAGCCGGCATTCCGCACGGCCTTCAAGAAGCGCCGCTGCGTAATCCCCATGGCCGGGTACTACGAGTGGTCGGTGAGCCCGGAGGACGGGAAGAAGGATCCATGGTTCATCCACGCCGCCGGGCCGCTGTTGGCGGCCGGCCTGTGGGAAGACACCAGCCCCCTCCTGCCCGACGGCAACCTGGGCACCTTCACCATCATCACCGGCGACAGCAGCGGCGTTTCGGCGGACATTCACGACCGCATGCCAGTGTGGCTGCAGGCTGGCCAGATCGATGACTGGATGGCCGCCAGCCCGGACGATGCCATGGCCATGCTGCTCGCCAGCACGCCCCCGTCCATGGAGGCATACCGAGTCAGCCGGGCGGTGAATACCCCTCGAAACAACCGCGAGGAACTGCTTCAGCCAGTGGCATGAAGGTTCAGGTTCCAGTCGCTTCTGCCGGCTCTTCAGTGGCGCTGAGGCGGTAGAAGCGACCGGTGCGCATCGCGACGCCGTCTTCATAGGCGACGGTGAGCACGACCTGGGCACCGGATACCGAGTTGGGTTCATCGAAGGTGAGCTGCAGCTTGTCCGGCAGGGCTGCGCTCTCCAGCTTGTTCGACAGACGCATCTTCAGATTCAACATTTTCTAGTTCCTCTTCTTCATCGGAGGCGAAGCCTCTCAGGTTGCATGCCGCAGCGAAATGCTGTGGATGTTTGGTGCTACTGCTCAATCGAGACGATCGACAAGCTCTGTGTGATCGTCTGACTGTCGAAGCCACCCGACTGATGGGTGACATTCTGTTCGGTGAAGCTGACGATCTCGGCACGGTAGCTGCGGCGCGTGGTGCCGTTGGCGTTGTCGTTGAGTGTCACGGAGGCTGACCAATACGAAAGGGCACGATCAGGCCCGTCGGTCTCGTTGGTGATGTCCACGTTGCCGGTGATCGGGATCTGCTGCCACAACGCTTCAGCTTGACCGTCCAGCTGGCGATACAGATTGATGACACCGCCGTTCGTACCAGCACCCGCAACAAAGCCCTGCGAGCCGAGAGCGCTCTTCGTACGGCGATGCTGGCGATTGAAGCCCACCACCACTTGCTTGTTGCGACCGTTGGTGTCGAACGGACCCACCAGCACGCTCGTGCCAATCGTCTGCGTAGTTGTCGCCTGTGCCGCGTTGCGCAGGATACCGGCAGCGATGGAGCCGCCCCAATACGCGTTGCCGTTGCGATCCATCCACATGGTGGCGTTGGATTTGTTTGCGTTTGCCGCACCCACGTTCGGGCCGAAGTAGTCGACCAAACCGTCGCCGCCGAAGCCGTTGCCGATAATGCGTTGCGAGTTTCCTGACCACACTCGCAGGTAGCCGTTGGTCAGCTCAAAGCCATCAGCACCACCCGGCGTGAGGATGTTGACCGCGCTGGCCAGGATGTTGAACGCTGAGGTCTGACCGGTCACGCCCAGCTGCAAGCCGGCGCTGATGCCATTGGCCTGAACCGACAGGTTCCATTCTGCTGCACTCTGGTTGCCAGCCTCCCATGCAGGAGGTGCAGTGCAGCCTGCAGGCACCTCGGAGAGCATGGGGCGGAAGATCCAGAAATATGGACTGTCCTGCCCGATACCACGCACCAAGCCGATGACACGGCACAGCTTCGCGTTGGCTGGTGCAACGCCAATAGCAAACGGACGTGCCAGAGAGTTGAGAGTCACCTGGTTGGTATTGGTGTTATTGATCTCCTGCGCACTGGCAGTAGAGAGAATGTTCCCAGCCTCATCATAAAACTCGATATAGAGGAACAGCTTGCATCGGTGCGTGCTTGCGTAATAGGAAAGGCAATAGGTCTTGCCTGCCTGAGCGGGCATCATGTATTCGGTGCCGAAGTAGTCACCCACGTCGTTGGCCAGCACGCCGCCGCGCACCGAGCCCATTCCGTAGACGCCAGGCGGATTCCACTGGCTGCTACCGGTCGGATCACCCAGCTCCTTCCAGCCTTGGCCATTGGAGTACCAGCCCCAGGTGCGGCGGTTCCATGACTGGAAGGTGGAGTTAGCCAAGAGATTGCCGCCCTCGGCTCTGTTGCTTGCCTGCACGCGCATTTCCTGCACGACAGACGCATCAGCCTTATCGCCCACCGATGCCTGCACGCCGTCAATCCTGCTGGCCTGCGCGGTGATCTGCTGGCCTTGCTGGGTGACGGTGGCTTGCAGGGAACTCACGCCGCTGGCCGCGCCTGCAGCGGTCGTCTGTGCAGCCTGCGCGTCAGTCACGTCCTGCCAGATAACGTCATCGATCTGGATGATCGTACCAACCTGACGATTGGCGGACGGAACCGACATGAAGATACGCATCTTCGCCGAGTTGCCGTTGAGGGTCAGATACCCACTCAGTTTGGTCCACGCTGTCTTGCTCAGTTTGTTGGTGGCGTCGTTGGTACGCGGCCAGCTGTTGGCAGCTGCCTCACTCTGCGTGTTTACGCCGATACCGAAACTACCGGTCGGGTTGTCGATGCTGTCTGCGGACAACTTCGCGTAGAACTCGACATAGATGACACGGTTACCTGATACCGGAATGAAGTCACCGATGTACAAATCGGCATTTTGTGCCGCCTGACTATTTGCGGTGACGTTGATTTCTAGGCCACGCGAACCGTTTCGTGCCGCGCCATTACGCACCGTGTACGTGGTGCCGCCTGCCACGTTTGTCAGAACCTGACCATCGGCATAGCTTTCAAACGTACCAACCGGCCAGATGGAGTTGCGGCCACGCGCAATTTCAGCGTTGACGGTAGTGATCGCCGTACCCTGAGCGGTGACCGTACCCTGCAGCGTGGTGACAGTGCCGGTCAGCGAAGCGGTGGCCGCAGCGTTGGCGTCGATCTTGGTTTCATCGGTGATGTCATACAGTTCGATGCGATCAACCAGCACAGTCGAGTCACCGGAAGTACCACGATTTGTTGCCCAAAGCTGAGACATCACCTCAGTGCGAGCATCGCCAATGGTGTGCTCAAAGGTGTAGCGTGCCCACGCGCTGGTCAGATTTGCACTGGTGACATCGCTGTTACTTTCGCCAGAACCGTCACGCACGCGGCATCGGTGGGTAATGGTTGCAGTACCTGCAGTAACACGGGCCACAACGACCGCGCGCATCTTGCGACCAGTGCGACCGGTAGATACTGGCGTCCATCGACCGTTGTTTGCATACACGAACGGGACTGCGCTGGCTCCGGTCTTATGCACAAACTGAATTGCGCTACCCTGCTGACCGGCACCAAGGAACCACGTCACATCACCGTTCGCAGCACTAGTGTTGCCCTTGATAAACGGTGCCATTGAGCCGTCAAACATCGGATTGACGTTCAAGTTTTCACCGCGGGTGAAACTACCACTGAGAGTTGCGTTCACATCAGTAACCGACTGACCCAGCGCGGTGACCTGACCCTGCAGGCTGGTCACGGTGCCGGTCAGCGCGGTGGTAGCTGCAGCGTTGGCGACGGTTTGCGTAACCACATTGCGGTTGTCTGTGATCGCCACCGGTACGCCACCGGCAACCGCCAGGGTGTATTCGCACCATGCGTTGATGCGGTCAGACGGAATCGGCGCGTTGTTGACTTCGATACCGCCGCCTTCGCCCAAATCCTTTCGGCCAATCAGGATGTAGCCGCACGGACCATTAACCTTGCTGAAATTCAACTCGCTGCCGCCGCAATTCTTGATGGCAGCTTTCAGATCGGTGATGTACGCACTGGCCTGCAGCGAACCAACGTGGTCACTTGCGAACAGAATGAAATACTGATTTGCAGGAAGATTCTGCAGTGCCGAAATAAGAGCCGGTGCAGCCGTGGACATGGCACCGTAAGTGTCAAAGCCTTGGCGACCGCTGATCGAATTGTCGGCACCGATCATCACCAGCGTAAAGCTGCGCGACGGAGAAATCAGCGAAGTCTTTGCAGCATTGCGAATGCCGGTGGAGCGCGGCGCGCCAGTTGGCGGCGTGGTAGTGGCACCGTTCGACGTGATCTGATAAACCGTGGTGCCGCCAAGGTTGGCGTTGATGCTGGTGATCGCACTACCAAGGCTGGTGATGTCGTTGCCCTGCAGCGTGACCTGAGACTGCAGCGACTGCAGCGCGGCGTTACTGGCCTTGCCGTCCACGTCGGTACGAAGCGCGCTGATCAAGTTGCCTTGTGCGGTGATCTGCCCAGCCTGATTCGTGACGGTCGTGGTCAGCGCCTGCAGACCTTCCGCGTTGGCGACAACATCGGTCACTTCTTCCAGCGCCACATCATCAACCCACAACGTGCCGACCGTGTGGTCAGTGACGATGCTGAGTTTCAGACCGGTAATACTGGTGTTGTCCGGAATGGTGTAGACCGCACCCAAGTAGGTCCACTGGTCTTTGCCAGCAACAAAGAACGTTGCGCCACCCAACAAAGCGTCAGCCTGATTGGCCAGACGCAATTTGCTGTTATTTGCCGTGCCGTTGAAATCAGCGCTGGTCTTATACCAGCATCCGTAGCGGTATTTTTTACCCGGCGAAACGGCCATGATTCCGACCGTGCCGCCTCCGTTGGCGTTTGCAAACCGGGCACCGCCTGTCCAACCGTCAGCACGCAAGCACGCGCCGCCTGCACGCCCTTCATTGGCGGCAACAACCAGCGTGGTGTTGTTGTAGACCCAGCCCACATCGCGGCCAGATTGCCAGCCGCCATTCAACACCATGTTGCTGCCCTGCGCGATCATTGCAGGCAGCGTGGCATTGATGGTGGTGATCGACTGCGCCAGCGCGCCGGTGGCGGTGGCGGTCGCCTCTTCGAGCGCGGTCACCTGCGCAGAGGTGGCCAGGCGGCCGGCCCCGGCCGGCATGCGTGCCTCCATGGTGCCGATGCGCTGTACCTGCGCCTTGTCGGCGTCCACGCGCGCCACCATTTCCTGGTACATCAGGCCGCTGGTCAGCTGCAGCGGATCGGTGCCGGTGTACTGGCCGCGCATCTGCACACCCAGCGTGGTGACGCTTTGGGCGACGACCTGGTCGGCCTGCTGCAGCGCGGTCTGCACCTCCTGCACCAGCGCCACTGATGCGCCCGGCGACGGACGGCCGATTGCCACGTAGTCGTACAGGAGATAGGCGGCATCGGTCTGGGTGGTGACCAGTGCCATGCGGACAGCACGGATCGGAGAAGCGCCATTCCAGGGAATGTCCGAAATATCAACCGTGGCGATGCCGCCCGCATCGAAGCTCGGCGCCGGCAGGGTGACCGACTTCGCGTCGTTCCAAGTCGTATCTGCGTCGGTGATCCAGCGCACCAGGCCACGCCACGTCGGTGAGCCCACGCGCTTGATGCGGGTCTTGATGAACCGATATGCATTGCTGTCGATTGCCAGCGGGCTCGGCGTCTGCGCGTAGGCGGAGGTGCTGTTGGCCGGGCGCAGCATGCCGTCGACCACGGTGGGGGTCCCGTTACCCGTCCAGCTTTCCGTGGTGGTGTTGAACAGCCAGATCTTGGCGCTGTCGAACTGCGTGCCGCTGCCAGCGGCCACACTGCCGATCTGCTGGGCCACCGATTCGAACTGCGTCTGGGTGGTGGTGGCCAGGCTCTCGACGGCCGCCTCGCGCTCGAGCTTCTCGTTGAGCACGTCGTTTGCCCGCTCGATCTTCTCCTTCGCGAGCGCGTCGTTGGTGGCGGTGAGGTTGTCGGCGACCTGCTTCACCGCCTCCACGCGGAATGCCGTCTCCTGGGCCAAGTTGGCATTGACCTGTGCAATGGCGGCGGCGCGGTCGCGCGATTCGGCCAGGTCCGCGTTGAGGCGGTCCAGCTTCTCCTGGTCGATCTGACGCTGCTGCTCCACCAGCCGCGCAGTCTGCTCGTCCAGGCTCTCGCCGATGTCATCGATCACCTCGCCCAGGTTGGCGCCCAAGGTCTTGTGCACGACGCGCGCACTGGCCGACAGCGCCCCCGCCGTGTTGCGAGAACGGCAGGAGAAAGTCCAGTCGCCAGCCGGAGGCAGCACGGCCTCGAACGCGGCTGCGTGGTAGCCGTCATCACCCAGCGGCGTCATCTGCTCCCACACGGGCGCGTCCACCTTGCCCGGCGCGTAGCGGATCTCCACGCCGGCGAAGTTGGCTGACTGGATGGTGTCGCTGAAGAAGCCCCAGGTGTATCGACGCACGCCGCCGCTCAGTTCCTCCACGTCAAACAGGTCCACCAGCACCGGTGGCGCATCGGCGCCCCTGGTCGTGTAGATCACCGACGCGGCAATACCTGCCGCGCCCTCTGGGCTGTAGGGACGGACCGTGATCGGATAGACGCCAGCGCCGGGGATGCGCCAGGAGGCAGTGCGCGTGGTCGTGCGCGCGACTTCCTCGAGCTCACTGTTGCCGTCCAGGTCGCTCAGCACCCTCACATCGCCCACCGGGCCGGACACCGCGTAGGTGGCCTGCAGCTCAGTGAACTCGGTATCGCCCTGCACCACCTGGCGCTCGGTGATCTTCAGGTCGCTGGCCACCGGCCGGGTCTGCAGCAGCGAGTCGTTGGGCGACGGCACATACTTGCCCGTCTTCACGTACTGCCAGAACTCGGGGCTCTCGGCCACGACCTCGACCGCCGCGCCCTTGAGGTCGCTCTCCGGACGGATGCTGGTCACACGCACGCGCAGGCCCGGGGTCTGCTTGAAGTCATAGATCCACAGCGTGTCCCAGGCCGGGTTGGCCTCGCTGTTGCCGGGGACGGCCGCATCGGCCGGCCACGGGTCGACCAAGGTCAGCGATCGCGCAGTTCCTGTGAACGGCTGCACACGCATGACCCGGTAGACGCGCTCGCCCGGGATGCGCAGGCCCACGAAAGCGTTACCCTGCGGCGGCGCGGGCACCGGCTCGTCCAGATCCAGCACCATACGCCCGCCGACCACCGCGGCGCCCATGATCCGGCCGCCGTAGCCCCACTGCGTCATGTCGTGCTGCAGCGCCAGCATCGACATGCGGCTGTAGGAGAGGTGTTCGATATCGGTGCTGTAGCCGATCGACTTGTACTGGTAAAGGGTCTGGGCCAGGTGCCACCGGGCCAGCATCGCCGCGTGGGCCTCGGTCGTGACACCCTCGCCCGTCACCTGAGCCGGGTTGAGCATGACTTCTACGCCTGGCGCGGGAACGCGCAGCGTTTTCGCCTCCCAGGTCGTGCGGTCCAGGTAGGTGTACTCGATGCCGTCGGCCGCGTTGGCCAGCATGTAGTCCACCTGGAACTGGCCCTTCTTGATGGTGGCCATGTTGACCACACCGGACAGCGGCTGCTCGTCGGCGGCCCACGCCACCGACAGGCGCCCACGCGGCCAGGACACCTGGCCGAATCCGGCCAGCGCCACCATGTCGAGCACCTGCTGGTGGCTGCGCACCTCAGTGATCCAGTGGTCGTAGGCGAATTCGTTGGCAGCGCAGTGCAGCATGAAGGCCTTCAGACCCTCGATGTCGATCTGGCGGTCCGGCAGCGCCATGCCGGCCAGCAGCTTCCCGTTGGGCGCGTAGATGCCGCGGGCATACGCGAGGATCTGCGCGCCCGGGTTATTGGTGCGCTCGGTGACCCAACCCGTGCCCTTCCAGACCGGGATCGGTCGTGAATACGCCACGCACCGCAGCTCATCGGGCGCTCCGTTCAGCTGCCCGGTGGCCTTCATGCGCACGCCAATCCGGGGAATCCCGGAATAGTCGCCGGTGTCGCGCTGCACCGTCGTCAGCGTGGTCCAGGTGAACGATGCCTGCGCGCCGCTGCCGTCGGTGTTGCGGCCAGCCGCGCGCACCCGCACCTCGTACTGACCCTCGGCCACGTCGAGGGTGTAGCTGACACGCTGGGTCTTTGCCGTCGAACCGGTGACGCGGTAGTTGCCGTACACCTGCCAGGCCTGGGTGCCGGCGGCGCGGTACTGGATCTCGATCTGTTCCTGGTTGAGCTTGTCCTTGCCTTTGCTGGTCTTGTCGAACAGCTGGAACTCGATGCCTACCATCAGGCGCACGGCGCCGGGCGAACTGGAGCGCTGCACCCACGCGCCCGGGCGGCCCTTGGGGTCGTTGGAGGTGTCCAGCAGGGTGCCGCCGTCGACCACGTCGGCGTTGCTGTAGAGCGGCAGCTCCACGCTGGCCATAGCCGGGAACCCGTTGTGCCAAACCTGCACGCCCTCGTAGCTGGAGAGCGGCGCGTCGCCGTTGTAGAGCTCGCCGATACTGTCGACATTGATGCCGGGGGTGAGAGCCAGCGACAGGAACTGATCGTCGCCCTCGTAGTGGGTGTACGGCTGGCTGATCAGATCCAGTGCAATACGCACCGAGCCCAGCAGCAGCCCCAACGGCTCATACGGCCGGGCACGGTTGCGCCCGGCACTGATGGAATAGCTGGTAGGCGCCGCGGCGCTGGCCTTGGGCTGTTTCGGTGCCAGCACCTGGTTGATCAGCACAGCGCCCGCCATGTAGACCGCCGTAGCTGCCAGTGCGCCGTAGCTGCCGGCGACAGCGCCAGCGCCCCACATGCCTGCCGAGGCTGCAGTGCCGATGCCAAAGGTGAAGTACGTCAGCGCCACCATGGCCACGATCGCGATGGCAGCCTTGCCCACACCGCCGCGCAGCTCGATCAGCTGGCCGTGCTTTGGGTACACGTGGTGCCACAGGTGGCGCGGCACGCTGCGGCCGCCGATGGTCACTTCCCAGCGGTTGCCGTCCAGGTCCTCCACATGGCGCATCAGGAAGCGGTACAGCGACTCGCCCGGGCGAAGGTCGGCCGTCACATTCTTCTGACCGTCCACCAGCACCGGGTGCGGGGTCACGATCAGCCGGCCGTCGCCGCCGGGGGTATTCATCAGGCCCATTCGTAGAATCCTTCGATGCGTAGACCCAACAGCGATGCGTTGGGTCCGAGCGACGTCGGACGGAAGGTGCGAAGGCGACGGCCGTTGCCGGCCGCGCGGTAACTGCTCTCGGCGGTATCAGACATTGCCGGTCCCCGATTGGTAGAGGCGCACGACGCGGCGGCGCCGCGGCACACCTGCTGCCGGGCCCAGCTCATCGCGCATCTGCTTCAGCAGGCGGCGCATCTCCACCAGGCTCTGGTAGGTCACGGTGCGGTCGGCATATCGGACGCTCAGCACGCCGGCCGCGATCGCGGCTTCCAGTTGTTCGACTTGCTTGGTGGTGAATGCCATTTCAGCGTCCCAGGTACTTGCTTCGGATGACGCGGCGGGTGCGCGTGCGCGGCATTGGCGCCGGCGCGACGTCGTCTGCCCTCACGTCTGGGTTGTCGTCCCACGGCGCGGCCCATGGCGGCGGCGTGGTCCAGTTGATGGCGGGAACCTTCAGCCACAGCGCCATGCCCTCGGCGTAGCCGCACAGATCGAACGCCTCATTGCGTCGTTTCGCCAGGTTCTCCCAGCCCTTGGCCGTCCTCGATTCCGCTGTCAGCTCGGCGTAGAACGCTTCCGGCAGCCAGTCGGGGAAGTGGTAGTAGCCCGGGCCCGGCTCGGCCCGCTTCACGTTGGCGTCGACGGTGTCCTTCAGGCGGTCGACGTTGAGCAGCAGCTGCGGCACATCGCCCTTCGACCCTGATTTGCGGTCCCGGCGCTTGCTGCTGTCGGGGAAGGTCTCGCGGAACAACCCGCCCTCGCGGCGCGCATCGCCCTTGATCAGCCTGACCCTGGCGTGCAGCTTCCGGGCCCTTAGCGAACGCCAGAACTCCAGCGCGCGCACCGACGTGCCCGACTTGCCGCCCCAGTCGATGCCCACGGCGTGGACTGGCATGCTGCGGCCGGTGCCATCGTCCAGCGGGTAGCGACGGCTGATGACCTTCTCGACCAGGCGTTCCCAGTCTTCCAGGTACTTCGGCGGGTCTAGCGGCAGGAAGCCGCCCGAGCCATCCTCGCGCTTGGACGTGCGCAGGGTGAAGGAATCCACCACCCAGCGCTCCAGCTGCCCGGATTCTCCGATACCGAAGCCCAGCACCAGCACCACGAACCGGTTGGCCTGGACGTCGACCTCAGCCAGCAGGAAGCGCACGCCAGCGGGCACAGCGCCAGCAGGCCAGACCTCGGCGCGCTCCTGCATCTCGTTCGGGTCGCTGGCCGACCGCGCCGCCATCGGTACGTAGTTGATCGCCCCGTCCACGTTGTGCGTGGTCTTCAGCGGGCGCTCTTCGCCGGTGGTGGCGAAGGTGCGCAGCGCCTGTAGGTAGCGCTCGATCAACGATTCCCAGGACTGGTAGGACGCGGCGACACCGCCGAGCCAGTAGCTGGCGATGCGCGCCTCCGGCCGTTCGCCGGTGACCGTTCCATCGGCGTGCACGACCTGGCCCTCCGCAGCCCAGACGCCGCTGCGGTTCATCCCATCCTTCCAGCGGTGCTGCAGCCCCACACCACAGTGCGGGCAGTGCAGCAGCGAATAGTGCCGCGCCATCTTCTGCACGTCGTCCAGCACGACGCGCTCGAGCAGTTCCTCCATCGGCGGCAGCGCGAACCCGTCATAGCCGGGTGCTGCCTGGAACCGCTCTCCGCACTCCGGGCAGGGCCAGTACCAGCGGCGGCGGTCACCACGCGCATACAGCGCGGCAATGCCAGCGGCCGGTGGGCCTTGGTGCGGATGCAGCGGCTTCCACGCGCCGTCGGCGTAGTCCGTTGCCGGGCTCGACTCGGCCACCACCATTCCGGCCGACATGTAGGTCTGCGTGCGCTTCAGGCCCAGGCCGAAGCACTCATCGATCGTCAGGTCGCCCGTGTAGTTGTCCACGTCCGTCATCAGGACGTCGTGGATGTCCTTGCCCGAGAGCACCGACACAGACGGCCAGCCCATGCGCAGCGACATTCCCGACCGGAAGAACTTCAGCAGGATGTTGTCGTCGTGGGCACGCGGGCTCAACCGAGAGCGTAGCTCTGGGCTGGCGGCGATGCTGCGAGCGATACGGGTCTTGCTGTAGTCCTCGGCCGCATCCTTGGACATCTGCACGACCATGGCGTCGGCCGGGTTGCAGGTGATCAGGTAGGCCAGGCGCGCATCGATCAGCGAGATGGTCTTGCCCGACCGCGCCGGCCCTACGAACACCACGGCCTCGTAATGGCGGCTGCCGGTCGTATCCAGCGGCTCGACCATGTAGGGCGTGGTGTCCGGATCCCAGGAACCGGCCGCGCCGGCGGCATTGGCCACCTGCAGCACCCGTGCGCCCTCGCTAACCCTGATGCGGCGCGGCGGCCGGATCATCTCGGCAACGCCTTGGCGCACGCTACGCGCTGTCGCGTACGTCGTCATCGGTGATGCCCTCGTACATGGATTGCCGGACGCGATCGCACTCGTCCTGGACCTTGACCACCTGCTCTGGCGTGAGCCCTGCCTTGCGCTCGAGCACATCAGGCAGCGTGTCGAAGAACTGCACGACCTTTTTCACCAGCTCGGCGTAGTCGGCCTCGACCTCTGCGGCCGGCACCAGCTGCCCGATGGTCGACTCGACCTTCAGGCGCTCGTTCTCCGACTGGTAGTAGGCGCGGCGCTCCATCGGCGGCAGGTCGCGCGGATCGACCACGCCCTCCGCGCCGAACGCCGCGGCGCCCGGATTCACCAGCGCCGGTGCCGCATCGGCCAGGCGATAGACGTCGTGCCCTGCGCGCTTGGTCAGCGGCGGAACGCCGGCCTCCTTCAGGCGCTTGCTGGCGGTCCGTCGGTCAATCCCGAACTCATCCGCCAGCCTGGCCACGGACCAGCCTTTGGTGAATTCGTGGATGTCAGCCATGTCCTACCCGATGCACAGCCTATTCAGGCCAGAAAACGCGGTTTCTCCCGGCAAAAACCGCCAAATGAGTGGCCTGTGGTGGAG